AAGAAGACCAACGACATGACTGTGTTCGCAATCTCGCCAAACAAGCTCAAAGACACCGGCATGAGTAAGTACATAGACCAATCCGTACAGCAAGTCAGAGGCTGGACAGCGCAGAAGGCCCGCGAGTATCAGCTGGCTGCACTTCCGGCTGGTGAGGAAACCGATCCAAACACGCTGGCTGAATTCATCGCGTTCCTGTTGTCATCAAAAGAGCGCCACAAGTACCTCAATGGCTGCGACATTCCATACGGGGCATAAATGATGTTCTACTGCACAGCCGAATTAAATCACTGCTCTGATAAAGGGCTTCTTCAATGCGATTACTGTAAATGGGAAGAAAAGAGGATATCAAAGATGACAACCCTCGCTGAATTTTGGGATATGCTGGCGGCCAAGGACTGGTATTATGAAATGTCAGATGATCACTCTGTTTGGAAGCGAGGTGTTGCTTACGATCAAAAATTAGCCGCCATCAGGAAGGAAAGTCCAGAGCACGAAAAGCTGGCCAGTGAATTCACAGCGCATTACTATTCAGGCGAGCCCTGGGGCACCGTTCAATCACCACTACCGGAGCGTCCGAAATGAAACGATGGGACTTTTCTATTGAAGGCCAGACTTGTCCGGTTTGCCAGGGCACAACTTGGGTTTATGAAATTGGCGATGCACATAAAAGTTCTGGCAACATTCCATGTCCATGTGGCAGCTTTCAAGGTCACGGTTATCCAATTTGTTTCAAGGGCAAGCTAAAATTTAGCAACTACGACAAGAAAAATAAAAATATTCTGAAGAGGAAGTACAAATGAAAATGGATCAAGTTGCATACCTTGTTCACTCCCGTGAAGAAGGTGATAAGCTGAAGGCTAAGTTGGGCCTAGACAAGAGCGCGTGGCTGGAGGATATTGTGACCGCTCGCTCGTGGGTGTGGAGCGCCAAGGGCACGAAAGAACGTCTCATCAACATTGCGCAACTGCAGTTCAATTACTCCATGGGCATTGAGCTGGAAATTCTTCGATACCTCTCAGGCCCCAATTGGCATGCAGCCAAAAATCCATTAGCTAAGCAAGAATTTTCTATCAGCCATATTGGCATACATCTTGATGATATGGAAGACTTTCCCAAAGCTCCAGGGCTGCTGGTGCAGGAGACCTGGACGCAGAAACACACCTCTGAATTCCTAACAACCGGGCCTGGCAAGGGGCGACTCTATCACTATCGTATCTATGAGTTGACCCCCGGCTCCTACATCAAATACATCAAAAGGATTCGTCCAAAATGACCGCAGCCGAAATCCTGCAGCAAGCTTCAACGACATTTCGAGAACGAAATGCTGTCTATAAAAATAACGCAGCGGTCTATGGTCGCTTTGCAGAAATTCTTTTCCCGCTTGGTGTAAATTTAAGAACCGCAAAGGACCACCACCGCTTTCATCTGTTGATGTTGGCTGTTGTCAAAATCACTCGCTATTGTCAGCAGTGGGAAAACGGCCATCAAGATTCGGTGCGAGATGCAATGGTGTATCTCGCAATGCTGGAGGCATACGATGATTATCCTAGTGGACATGGACAAGGTGACAATCAACGGAACAGTTCTGCTGCGCCCTAGTCGCACCTCACGCAGTGCGTGGATGAAGTTCTGGGACGTGGCTCAACTCAGGAGCGAGCGACTGTGATGCCGCGCTATTCGCGCAAGAAGTTGCGGCGGCTCGGCGTGCCGTAGGACATGGTGGCCCAGGAAGTGGTGGATTTTTTCAGTTTGCCGGACGACGATGACTCGATGCATTCAAGTCGCGCTCATGGGCACAAGAGATTAGCAATGGATGACGAGGTCGACATAGCGATTGCAGAACCGGGTACGCAATGATCGTTCTTGCATTTGACACCGAGACAACCGGGCTGTTGGAAAACCATACAGTCAAGATCAACAAGCAGCCGCACATCATAGAATTCTATGGTGCAGTGGTTGATCTGGCAACGGGGGAAATCCAGAAAGAGCTGGATCTCCTTATCAAGCCACCGCAGCCACTCGCTGACACTCCAGCATTCGGCGAGAAGCGAACCACAACTCAGATCACCGGCATCACCAATGATATGCTGGCCAATGCTCCTTCTTTCGAGCTGGCCAGCGGGAGCATCCAGTATTTCATCGAAGCTGCGCCAATGCTGGCTGCACATAATCTGTCATACGACATGGAAATGCTTGACATCGAATTCGAACGGATCAACACTAAGCTGAAATGGCCGCGTGGGATTTGCACAGTTGAACAGACTGTGCACTTGAAGGGACACCGTTTGACCTTGGCTGCACTGTACGAGCTGCTATTCAATGAGCCATTCGCAGATGCCCATCGTGCCAAGGCCGATACCCAGGCCACGATCCGTTGCCTGATTGAACTTCACAAGAGGGATCTGATATAATGTTGAAACAAGTCATAGCAAAAATGATCGGACAGTTGCGAGAAATGGACTACACAGATGAACACATCGCAACAGAAATCCTAAAAGTCGTTAAGACAAAAACAAAAGAGGATATAGAAGCCGCGTTTGGAAAAGATTATCCGGCTGAACTTAAAGACTTTAATGTCAAAGGCCGGAAGGCATATCGCAAGAACTTGATTGACGCCGCGATAGACGAATCATTCGGGGTGTGAGCTATGAATTGGAATGTGATATCCATAATTATCTCAACTGTCGCAATTTTAATTTCGCTGCTTTCAGTAGCGATCAATTTATCAATCACTAATAAGCGTTCAATGCCGCCGCAATGGGACTCAACCTACAGGACCAACAGATGATCCGTACAGGCTTCAGCTTCCACTGCGCTATCGGCAATCTGGATGCTGCGGTAGCAAGGCTGAAAGAGATCGGCTATCCGGCGGCACCGATCTGCGATCGAAACTCCACCTTCGGCTTCAACCGTTGGACCAAGGCTTGCAAGAAGCAAGGCATGCGGCCGGTGTACGGTGTGGAACTAGCTTGCGTGCCGGAGTTGGGAGCCAAACGTCCTGTCATTGACTACTGGTCGTTCCTGGCGATTGATTCGCTGCGGCCATTGCACGATCTCATTCAGCTCGCGACCAGCAACCCCGGCAAGGAACCTCAGCTCACCTACCGCCAGGCATTGAGTGCTCCTGGTGTCATCAGAATAAGTGGACATCGCATTCAATTGCAACACATTATAGCCGGTGATGATCTGATGATCTCGCTGCGGCCATCCACGCCAAAAGGACTTTACAAAGCTGCCCACGATTGTGGAATGAATTTCATTGCCTGTAGTGATAATTATTATACGAATGCCGATGACAGAGAATTATATCGTGTGGCACTTGGCCATCGCGCTGATTCACAGTCTTACCCGCAACACATTCTTTCAGAACAAGAATGGCGCGAAGCTGTCAGTTGGTTTGCCTATAGCGCTGATATGGATTATGCACTTAATAACAGCCGCGAAATATTAGATCTGTGTCAAGCCAAACAGAAGCAAGCCGCGCTCCTCAAGCCAAAGGTCACAGCCTCACTGGGCGAGTTGTGTGAGCAAGGAGCAGCACGCACAGGCACAAATCTTTCAGATCCAATATATCGAGAACGGCTTGCTAAGGAACTCAAGCTGATCCACGAAAAAGACTTCGCGGATTACTTCTACATCATCGCAGACATGGTGGGCTATGCAAAACAACACATGGTGGTCGGACCCGCGCGTGGTTCGTCGTGCGGCTCTCTTGTTTGCTATCTTCTTGGCATTACAGCCGTGGACCCTATTCCATTTGATCTCATCTTCGAGCGGTTCATCGACATCAACAGAACTGACTTGCCAGATATCGATATCGATTTCTCCGATGAGCGACGGCACATGGTCTTTGAGTACGCCGAAAGAAAGTATGGCCTGCAGCACGTTGCTAGGCTGGGGACCGTTGGATTGTTTCGTCCGCGATCCGCACTCAATCAAGCCGGAGCTGCATTGCGTATACCCAATTGGCAGATTGAAAAAGTCCTAGACACTGTGATTGAGCGTTCTGGCGGTGACTCCCGCGCGCTACAGACGCTTGAGGACACCCTCAAGGACACAGAGACCGGCCGTGAGTTCGTTGAGCAGTATCCGGAGGCCATGATCATCGCCCGCATGGAAGGCGAACCA